AGAGCAGAGTCGCAGTCTTCTATTTCCAGAGACTTACCAAACCAATCAACGAATGCTTCCTTTCGGTGTTCGCGATAATCAATCAAAAGAAGGATTCCAATGTGTTTTCATTATATAATGCGTCCCGCAACCAATACTCCCCGACATCCGAGATCGCCTGTTCTACCTTTGCCGTCTTCTTTGGACCGAACCCATGCGCCTCGAGTGCGTCTGCTTTCAATTGGTTAATTACCTTCGGGTCTGGTAACGCACAGTCTGCGTCCTTCAGCGCCAACTCTCGGAAGGTTAGTTGTTCGTGTAGATTAGGGAAAAGAGGCACATTGCAACGGAGAGAACCCGAAGGATCCACACCCCAGAAGAGTGTGCCGTTGCGCTTGTGCCAAGTAACGGAACTGGGTGTACACGACATCTTCAGTCGCTTCATGCCCTGCTTATATGCTTCGCTCATCACTTCCCAGTAGACTTTCGAAGCATAACCATTTCCCTCCATACCTTCGAGGGTTACGATCTCGTACAAGTTCGCATACTTACTCCGGTCGCTCAATGTAATGAATACAAGGGCGACTGGACCGTTATCCTCTAGAACAAACGGAGGATGCTTGTCGTAGTTTTTAAAACGAAACCAGAGATTGTGCGCGGACTTTAGAAACTTAGTGTTTGGACCTTCGGGTTGAGAATCTACTAGCGCCTCAACTTGATCCTTTGTATATCTACTCAACATTGCAAATCTTCCAAACTTTCATCATAATATTTCGAGTCGACGGTCAACCCACTATACATATCATACTTATAATGGATCATGGGATCACATCTGGAAACATCGGAACTGACACCGGCACGACTGAAGATATCTGCAGTAGAAGCGAAGATGTATCCGTTCTCCCTCTTAGACATCCACAGCGGTCTCTCGTGATTCCGAAACGCATGCAGTCGATCGTCTTCGAGTGCTACAACAGACATACTCCGGTCTTTGTAGACTTCTAGTGGATGATCTCCTGCTTCAATGCAACGAAGGATTAGTTCTGAATCGTTCAGTGTCTGCGTTTTGTATTCCCAGACGTCCGGATCCTGAGAGATCACCCCGTTGTGGGCGATTGAAACACCGTCTCCATGAAACGGTTGGTTGTACCGCAAGTCAGAGGTAGAGTACCGAATGTGCCCGATCATCTTCAACATACCATCAAACACAAAATCGCTGATGCTGTGTTCATCTAAGAACTCAGTGACAGGGATGGGTTTCTTGATTGTATCCAATCCGTTGCGACCGGCATATGTTACACCGGTCGCATGCTTTCCTCGGACCATTGTTTCGCGAAAGATCTTTTCGACCAGAGAGATATCGGTCGAAGATATGTCAGTCAGGTAAACTCCAATTACACCGCACATATTAGTCGCACCGTGCACCACCGTAAAATAGTGTGTGGGTGTCGAAACGCTCCTTGGGCATGGGTTTAACTTCTATCTGCCCACGAGGTTTGCCATCGTAGATTTTACCGTTAATGATCGCTCGTACGAGTCGGTCTGCCTGTTTGATATAGGCGACAATGGGGGTGGTTATGTCGTAATCCATAGCACGATCCAGTGCGACAAACGCCTCTTTTGAAGTTTTGAAAACTTCGTGGACCTCGGGTGATCCAGGCTTCTGGTAACGCACCTCGAAATTCATTAACTCCTCCATATCTTTTTCGTACTGGAGGTGGTCTGCTATGATCTCACTACACAATTCGATAGGTACGTTTTTGATACGCTTGTACCCTGATTCCTGAAGTATGATTCGACGGTAGTTAGCGGGGATTTCATCATAAGAAATAAACATAATATTAATCACTCTCATTAATTTAGAAAAGAATTATACCGCAACCAGCGCTGGTTTGACAACAACTGATTGCGGTAATATTACCGTTTCGACTTATGCTGCCTCTGCCATCTCAAGCGCGAGGTTCATCGCTCGAACCTTTCGCTGTTGGTTGACGCCGAACCATGCAGACTGCAATCGTGTGTCGGCATTACGACCCAACTCGTGATCAGTGAGGTATGTCACGGCATTAAATGCTTGCCAGTAACTGCCCTCAGCGAAGTTCGCTCCAGGTTGAGACTCGAGTACATCGAATGCTGCTTTGGCGGTACGGGGGAGATCCTCATACTTAGTCACTTCACGACCCTTGGTCTTGCCGAACTCAAACACGTTGTTCATGTAAGTGACAAGATCGGTCTTACTGATACGCTTCGACGCTAAGAAGCGAGACGCGTCTTTGTAGACTTCAAACTTCTCGTGAGCGATACCCAACTGCTCTTTCACCATAGAAGGATCGAACGCACGGCGGTGGTTCAGCGCAACTTCGTTCTTCGACGTCGCACTAAGCGACATAGTCAAAGTGTTGTTGCAGACTACACGGATGGGAGTGAAGCGAACATTCAACGACTTACCGTACTGGTGAGGGTTAGAGAAAAGAAGGTATGAGTCAACACGGTCTTCACCAAGAACGTCGAACGACTCGTTGACCTTGGCGAGTGCCCAGACCATCTTGCCGTCATTCAGTGAACCGGCAGTGTGCATTTCCATGTCACCGGCAGAGCAGTACTCAGTGAAGAAGTCGAATGCCTCTGAGTTCTGAACGGGTTCCCATCCTTCGCCAACCATAGGCGCAAGAACCTTCTTGTCACTAGAACGAATCAGTGCTGAAGAACCGGTAGAGATCAGATCCTCGCCTTCCATTGCAGCGTATGTGGGAACTTTGTGCACTTCCCAATCAACACCTGCTTTACGCATCATCTGTCGGGGTGATAAATCAGCGGGGACGCGCTCGCCTAAACCGTGCCAAGGGACTTGTCCTGCATACGCCATTGTTTCTACTAAATGTGCCATAATATATTTTTCCTAGTTAGTTAATCAATCTTACAAGAGCAATTCTACTTACTTTTATTACAAATGTCAACAAAAAATACAAAATAAATCAAATTAATTACATTTCACGCAAAACGGTCGAAAGTAACATGAACAAAGAGACCGCATTGAGGATGATCAACGCACGATCCCTCCAGATAACCGAGACCCACATCCAGAGGGCGCAACCGATAGTGCCTAGGATGAGGTCATACATTCGGTATTCAATCCCTGCAGAACGCATCGCCAGCGAGCAGATGATCAGTAGCGATGCCGTCCATTTGAGATACCAGTCGAAGTCATCTGGATACCACTCCCGATCAGGTTTCGTACGACCCTGCGCACGAACCATTGGATCACCTTTACCTTTAAGCATTTCGAATACTCTCCATTCTTACTTTCGACGCCATCCACTGGTCGTACGTCTTGGGTTTACGCGGTTCGCCATAGGGTAGCTTGCGCGCCTTGAACTCAACCTTCAGGGCATCTGCTGCATCCTTTCCCATGAAGCGAGATGTCAACTTTATGATAGTTTTACGGAACGATCGACCGTGGTGCCCATACCCAACACAGTGCGCGAGTTCATGCAACACGGTGTATTCATTCATACCGGTACGCGTATCGAGAACAATCCTATTCTCTTCAATGAATGCGAACCCAGCATTTCCCTCGCCGTTCCTTGCCGATTTACTGGAAACTTTAACATTGGTTCCACGAAGGATCGCGCCAATGTCCTTTCCCTTGCGCAACTCGTATGCTTCCAACCACAACGCAGTGTATGTCTTAGACTTCGTCACCTTGTTGACATATTTCTGGACTTCTTCGATCGATTTGAATTCGATGCCATAACCATGCGTTTCGGACAACGCCCACTCTGCTTTATACGTCTTGAGACGCTCAGAGTCACGACCGTTTCGTAAACCTTTGTCCTGCTTGTCACTGTGTTTACGAAGATAATCGTTGTACTTGTCTTGGGGTGTGTTGTAATATGGTTGTTTGAAACTCATATCTTTATAGATGCCTGTTAGCATTTACTCTAAACTCCTGTGTACAATAAACCGTAACCCATCATAAAACCGAGCGCCATACCCATGCTGATCAGAACCATCCAAGCGACAAACTCAGACGATCCTATCTCTTTCTTGGGGCGAAGGTATTCTTTCTTAGAAAAATCTCTCATTGAACTCATTACGCTGCCTCCTCTACAAAGGGTTTCGCGATCAGGTAGACACCCATCGCACTAGGGACATCACAGAAGGCATACTCGCTGGTAAGCAAACGATACTTGGCATAGTAACTGGTCTTCTCCACAAACTCATCGGTCTCAGGGAAGTAGACCACAACCTGTTCGCCGCGATCATCGATGACATTACCAAGGCGAGACTCATATCCCTCAAAAACCACCTCAACTGATCGACCTTTCAAATTTTCCATAACAAACACTCCTCATTTCAATATAGAGATTATACCGCAGGTTGTTATGAAAGTAAAGTGGTAAGTCCTTGATTTTATTAGAGTTTTTCAAGGACTGTAAGTTATTGATTTGAAAGGAGTTTTTTTATAACTTTTTTTAATTTTTTTTAAACTATTTTGGAATAAGCATAGAACTATTTTGTATAAGAAATGCCTCTTTCCTCTAAAATCAAGTAGTTGGCGAGATGAGCTTCGGCGATACTTTCTTTGGACTGTCCGTGATAAGCGACCGCCACCGAGTCTTGGATCATCATTTCATTAATACTACGTGTAGAATCCGTCTTCGGGTCATACGCGATGAACTCGCCTAGGATCCGCCCATATTTTCCTGCTTTATCTTTCTTGGTTCGGAGAACACATTTGTCCCCTATCCTTTCAGAGAGATAGGATGCGGCATACTTGCCATAAAACTTCTCTCTCAGATCTCGGGTTCGGGATTCCGGCGTGTCGATGCCATACAAACGAATGCGCTGGTTTTTCATCCAGACCCCGAACCCGAGATCGATATCAACGTCGACGGTATCACCATCAACGACCCTTACGATATTGCAACTATATTCAAACATTTATTCCCTCACGCTGCTATGGCGAAGTCTAGGATGTTAATTGGTCGATTCGGGTCGACCGGTATTACACAAAAGGGTTCGTGAATACCATCACTATTCTTCACAAACGCAGCAATTTCTTTCCTGCCGAGTTTACGGAACTTGCGGCGCGAAGGCGACCACGACTTCTTTGGTGTCTTGAACCATTGAATCTCAGAAGTACCCCTTCGAACGAAACCAAGCAAATCCGTTCCTTTAGTTATATAGGTGTGCATGGGATAATCGGCAGAGATTTCTTCGCGCCACATGTAACGATAGGGGTCATTCATTGTTTAAGATTCCTCTTTGATAAAGACGCCGTCAACCATACGACCTTTTCGATCTTTAATATCATCATACGCTACTTGCATGCATTCTTCAAGCGTTAAACTGTTGCGCTCCGCAATATTAATTAAGACGACGATGATATCACCGATGTCGTCTCGAATATCGCGTTGCTTGCAAATATTATCTGACAACTCACCGCACTCTTGGATCAGTTTCATGAACTGGTCTTTATCGTTAGCGCCAGCGATCAGATTACGATCATAGTGCCATTGTACAATTTTATTTTCTAAACTTTCAACTGTCATACTTTCCTCCTTCATATTCTCCTGGAACTGACATGTACGCGATTATAAGGTGACACGCATCAACGATCTTAGGATCTTGAAATGGAATATTGATGTCGCTGAGAAAATCAAGCAAATATTCTCGCGTTATGCTTGTCGCTTGATCGTGGTCTAACTCAAGATTAAATGTGTTCATTACGACGAATTCTCTCCTTTAGAACCTCTATGTGTTGCTCTGAAATAGTCCGCATCTCCTTATGGAAATCAGATAGTTTTTTAGTTTCGGTGAGGTCCAACCGTAGTATACAAATGTAACTGAACATTGCAAATGTCAGAAAGATCCAAACAATTATAAACCAGAGTGATGTTTCGTCAATCATCTGTTATCTCCTCATCGAGGCATGTTCAATCGCCTCTTCTTGATTAATGATGGGCACGGCATTAGACTTGTGCATCGTAGAGATGCCCTTGACTAAAGTGCCGGTGTACTTAGGCGACTCGACCTTGGCGCAATTATACGAAGCAGAGTCGCTCGAGACATACTGCGTTTCCATACCCCGATAAGAATATGAAGGTATAGTATTGACGCTCCGAACAGTGCTCGAGAACTTCTTGAACACTTCGCCCTTGGGTTTACTCTTCTTGATTTTACGACCATGCATGTCGTGTGACATTGAATAATACTTCATAGATTACATTCCCTCATAGATCCATTCGGCACAGTACTGAACTTTGTTTCTCTCGACACGAGACACACCATCTACTGTTTTTCTAATTTGCTGAACACGTTCTTTATATTCCACGCACTCACGCGACATCTCGCGATCCACCATGTCAGAAACAATCTTAGTCATAACCTGTGTGGCACCAACTAAGATTCCGATCATAATAGCATATCTCACTGAGAATACACCAAGCGATTCAGACAAACATCATTCGTGATTATGTCGACAGCGAAGTCTCCCTCGGCGTTGTAGTAATACAAATGCTCGTCATCTGGAAATAATCTGATCGCGTGCTCTGTTACGACATACTCAATCTCATCCGGCGGTATACTGACATCGATAATGGTGGACGAGAAGTCATCTTGGAATAACTGGCAAAGGAACAAGTATTTTTGCATATCAGTGGACCGTTAAAAGAGAATCTGTTAGCAACGACTCTAGAGTATACGCTTCTTGCTCGTCGAATTCAACACCCCGAACCAACTGTCGAGCATGAACCATCTCGTGTGCTAGGGTAAGTGCCTGTTCGCGCTCTGAAAGGTTGCTGTTGATTTGGATGGTGATGTCGTCGCACTCGTCACGGAAGCAGTAACCGCATGCCTCGTCTTCGACATCATCGATAAAGTCGATGTTAAGGAATGTATCCTCTTCAGCAATCATTATCGATGGATCGACCTCGTCGAAGAGAACGTCGTAAAGTGCAAAGGCGAACTCATCGATGCGCTTGTTAGGTGTGAAACTGTCAATTGAAATATACATAGTGTTATGCCTCCCAGCATATAGATTTTCGGAAACCGCCTAAATTAACGCCATTTGAACGCCGGCAGAAAGATTGACAATCTTCAGCATTTTCATCATGTTGCTGTTAAGGTAGCAAGCATTGTTTGGTTTACCCTGCAGGTCAACACAATTATCGATCATGTAGCAATCAGCATTCCTTCTTGGATCGGCAGTAGGCATATCGCGGTTGATGTACTTTACAGTGCCAGTCAAAGTACCGGCACCAGATTCCCACCGGATCTTGTCGCCGACTTCAGCATAATCTGAACAATGCTTATATGAGTCTGCAGATACTCGACTAATACATAACGCAGAAGGATTGGGGTAAGACGTACGACGAGTTTCTGCATCGGCGCGGGTCATAAAAGGACCGGCAGTTCGCGTTTGGGTTTTAAGGGTAACTAGGAAATACACATGACTCATAATCTTTATCTCTTTATCAATTCAATAGGAGAATTATACAGTTATGTGAAGAAAAAGTAAAGCAGTAAGTTATTGATTTGACAGGGGTTTTTACGCCCCTGTAAGTTATTGATTTAACAGGATATTTATTTTAACTATTTTTAGTAAATAATTGTCTTTTTATGAGGGATACCCTTCGTACCATCGCTCCACAGTCTCGACACGAAACGACCGCCAGTTATCTTTATCCAAAGACCAGACGACTAAGTGTTCGCTGTTTTCTTGCTGATTCACTTCGGTTGTGGTTGATCCCATAACATCAGGGTTAAGTGTACAGGGCATAACTCGAAGTTCGTTAGATCCAACTTTGCGGAACTCGACGGTAGCGATGTTCTCTTTGATGTAGTTTAAAAACTCTTGTGTGTTCATTGTGTTGCCTCCTGAGCGTCCCCGCTCTTCAAATAATTCATTACGGATTCTGGGGTGGTAAATTCATAGGGATCATCTTCAGCGTTATGCGATAATCCTGCCTCTCGAAGAAGAACCTCGATCGTCCCGTCATTGATAACCATCGCATATCTCCACGAACGGAAACCAAATCCAAGGTTGTCTTTGTTGACAAGAAGTCCGACTGCTTTGGTGAATGTTCCAGACCCGTCCGGAATGACTTTGACATTCTTTAGGTTCTGACTCTTCGCCCATGCATTCATGACAAACGAATCGTTCACTGACATACAATAGATCTCGTCAATGCCCATCGCACGGAACTCTGGTGCCATGCGTTCGAAGTTCGGTAGTTGATAGGTTGAACAAGTTGGAGTGAATGCTCCAGGAAGTGAAAACAAGATCACTCGCTTTCCGGCGAAGTAATCTGCTGTTGTCATATCTTGCCAACGATATGGGTTATCTCCCTCGATAGAATCGTCCCGCACACGAGTGCGAAACGTCACATCAGGAAGAGTTCGACCCTTAGAGAAAACGCTCTTTGGTTGTGGGTTGAAATTCATAAATTACCTCAATAATAAAATTGGTCGGAGATGTAGGATTCGAACCTACGACCCTTCGCTCCCAAAGCGAATGCGCTACCAGACTGCGCCAATCTCCGCAATCTCTGTTACTGACTGCCGCCAGAAACAAAACCGTTGATGCTCTTCGCCCTTTCCATGATGGTTTCCATAGTAGGATACTCGGCACGATCAGGCATAAAATTCGGATCAACAGGTTCGAGTCCATCAAGCATAAGTCGACGGAGCGAATCTGCTGCCCAGTATTCGTCAATAAGACTTTGACTCGCTGCTTGAAAAATTTGGAACCGAAGTTCATATGGTGTATGGTTAGACATAATTGTCTCCTTGTGTGTGTTGTGTGTAGGTAAATGAGCAGTTTTCCACATACTCAGGTGACGGGCGTAACGACCAGCACGAGTTTAATGTCATCTCGGGACACCGCCCTCGGATGTCACCGAGGCGGACCAGAGCGAGTTTAGCGTCCTCTCGCGACGTCTTTCACTGCCTTCTCTTGAACCAAACTCGGACATAGTATTTTCTCACAATTGCTACACAAAAGAAAATGCCCGTCATACCGAAAGAGATAGCAGTGGCACTCATACCAAGCGCCATAAAGATTGATAGGAATATCCAGTTAAGAAACAGGGTTAGTGGTGTCGCGATTACGGTGTCGCTCACTGACTCTTTGAGAGCCGCTCGGTCGATCTTCATCTTTAGTTTCAACATTTTTGCTAATTGAGTTCCAGATCTCGCTTCGGCGACTCATCTGTTGTCTTTGCATTTGCGTTCGTGTCATAAAATTCCTCCAAGGTGTTGTCTTTAGGATAACCGTAGTTGGTTAGTAACAACTCACGTCTATTACTCTCATCCTTTCGATATACTCTACTCGAATGCATCGTGTAAGTCAAGTCCCAATCTAACTGATTCCACGATGAGAACATTTCTTTGAGTTTATCGTTTGAGTTGTATGTAATCATCGTCTGCCCTTCACATAACGATGCTGCGTCACGAAATTCATCGTGATCGAAGTTGTTGTGCATATTCCCGCCTTTGCCATACAAGAATGAATTGATATCATATGGCGGATCGAGGAACACGAAACTTTCTTTCTTGCAAGCAGGTAAAATGTCAGTGTAATCAAGGTTCGTAATATCCCACTTCTGGATGATTTTGTTATACCCTTCCAGTTTACGAATATTGTTGTATGAGAAGTTTGACTGAGATGCTTGCTTAGAGAATCCAGACGACTCGCCCAATCCAGAGAATGAGCACTTATTCAACACAAAGAATCGCCATGCGATCTCGAATGGATCTTTTTCTGTTTGAATTTCTTCTTTACATTGAATAAATAATTCTCGGTGAGAAGTTTCTTGGTCTAGGAAACAAGTCGCAATATCTTTCTTTTCGATAATCTTGTCCTGTAACTGTTCTCCATGGGTTTGTAGCATGATCCAAAAACAATACAGGTTGAAATACTTGTCGTTGACCCATATCGGTTTGTCGGGGAACTGTTTAGAGATAGCAATCGCCATAGAACCGCCGCCAAGGAAAGGTTCGACAAACTCTGAGAAGTTGCTTGGGATATGTCTACCAAGGAACCGAGTCGCGCGTGACTTCCCACCTGGATATCGTAGAGGAGTCTTATAAGATTTTAATGACAAAACTTTATTCACCTGTGTAGATTGAGTCTAACAAATCAGAAAACTGTTCAACCTTCTCTAAACGATTTGGCCAGAGGATATACTCTTTCTCTGGGTCTTTTCGAAGGTTGTTCAGCAATGGTTGTATAGCATTATACAGTTTATTGAGTCTCTCTTCAACATCACCTGCTTCTTCAACTGATTGTTGTAGAGTTTGTACTGTATCAAGTTCTTCTTCTGTTACTGCCGTAAAACCAAAATCAAATATATCACTCATCGTCAAACCTTATTGTCGTGAACTTCTCACCATCAAAATCAACCAACTCATACGAAACTATATCGACGCACGGATACTCAACAATCCCACCTTGATAGTTTTTCCTGTCACGAAACTTTTCTAAGGAAACAACCCTAGATGTTTGTAGGATAGGTTGGTCTACCTGACCAGATTTTTTGTCGTACTGCATCCCATTCCTCCGGTGTTGCATCATCAATACTGTTTCTATTATGTCTAATTTTATCGCCGGTTTCAACCATATTTTCATAAGAAGGAAGTTCATGGTCTAAGTCGATATTCAAAGAAACTTTAGGCGGATCGACTCGAACTTCTGAAGAAGGTAAAAAATTCTCAGGAGCAACCTTAGCATGCTCTTTATCGTGTATGTACAATTGGAACAGCGTGTAGTGCATAACTTTAATTAGATCTTTGCGCCACTCGTCCGGAGTCTCGCCCTTCTTGCCATAACGATCTTTATATTTGTCGACGTTACCCAAACAAAAACCAGTACCGTGCCCATTGGCAATGATGCTGTCCATTGTTTGTTTCCCATCAGTCACATAATGTTGCTGATACGTTGAATCGATATACTTACGAAACTCGGCGATCAACTCACCTTCACGATACCTATAGTCCATTCAGTTTGCCCCTAATTGCATTCTCAAGTGTTTCTTCATTAACATCAGACCACTCAGTGATTCGAAGATCATAATTAGCAGGTGGAACAAAGACCTTGTTCGTATGTTCGAACCGACCTTCTTCAATCGTATCCATCCAAACCACAAAGTCTGCATCGAAATTACTTCGTGCTTCTTCAGTTGGGCAGACAAAGTCAGTGATAGCAACGTTTCCTGCCATCACGACTCCATCCGACAAATGCTTCATCCTTGAAGACTGACGAATGCGACCTTCCATAGAAAAGTCCCAATCATCGTAACGCTCTCGAACCTGATCAGCGTTAATCCAAACTGCACCTAGTGCCTTCGCAACCGGTTCCGCAAGGGTGCTCTTGCCAGATCCTGGTAATCCCAAAAGTAGAACTTTCATTTTACGATTTTCTCCTTCCCGTTCATATCCGTGACGATCATGTCTCCGGATTCATTAATTTCGATCTTTACTGCATTAAAAATATTACCAATAATATCCCAAACGTACATCTCACCTTCACGTCTACCGAAAAACTTTCCTATCCAAAACGATGCGAATAACAAACCTGTTGCAATGATCGTGTGTAAATATCCGTCCATGTGATTCCCCTTTAAGATATTCTTATGTTTTTAAGTTTCTCTCCCGACGGCGTCTTATCAAAAAGTGGTATATCATCCTCTGGTTCGACGGAAAGATTTTGCTGTGACTCATCTACATCATATAAAACCATTCGCGACTTATCAATCCCAATTACAAATCTTTTAAACATCGCCGGATCGTTGTAACGGTTCTTTAACTGCTTAACCATAATCTGACCCGACTTCTCGAGTTCCTCGTTGGATACGAGAGCGAACATAAGATCAGCGGTAGCAGGTAGTCCAAACGACTCTGAAGTGTCCTCTAGTCCTGGATCTGAGTTAGAGTAACCCGATCGCGTAGTTTGTGTTGCTGACACGATAGGGACATCGAACTCGACCGCCAAACCTCGAAGTTCTTCTGCGATCGCCTTTACATATGTGTATGAGTTTATTGACCCTCCCATGCCTTTCATTCTTGAAGACGCACAGATATTTAGGTAATCAATAAACACGATCTCAGGAACAAACTTCTTCTTGAGTTTCAGTTCTTCGAACAGCGCACGGAAGTGGTTACTGTGCGCAGCACCAGTCGGATACTCTTTGATGATCAACTTGCCGTTCGTCTTCTCACTGATGGTTTTAACTCGATCTTGGAACATATTCTTAGATAGATTACCAATCTGATCGATCGGTAAATTGAAGAGGTTCGCGTCGATACGTTCAGCGATACGTTCCTCTGCCATCTCCATCGTAATGTAAAGAACGTTCCTGCCCTGTGATAGAACATTGGCGGCACAGTGACACATGAACAGCGACTTACCGACGCCCGTACCCGCAAGCGCGATGTTTAACGTCTTGTTAGGCAACCCACCCTTGGTGATGCGGTTGAAGTAATCCAGATCAAACGGGATGCGCTCTTCTTGTCGGTGATAGAAGTCAAAACGTTCATCGACGTTTTCGAGATAATCGTGACCGACATTGGTATCAAAAGAAATACTTAGTGCTTTCTGCAGAATATCAGGAAGCGCATTCTTAGAGAGATCCGGATGTTTGCCATCAATGATCGTAATTGATTGCATGATCGCGTTATGCAACGCACGATCCTGACACCACTTCTCAGTCGTGTCATACAACCACTGCTCGTTCTCCTCGACTTTATGAAACACCGAGGGCAATAGTTCCATCGCTTCGCCATAGTTGTTAGCGTTGAATCTATCGCTGTTCTCGATCTCTACTTGCAGGGTACTTAGACTGGGGATTTTGTTGTACTTGCCAACAAACTTGGTGATCTCTGAAAAGATTAATTTGTAAACACCTTCGAAGTATTCTTTCTTGATGAACGGAATGACCTTCCGCATGTACGTCTCATCATTGAGAATATTTCGAATAACAACCTGTTCAAGATCAGTCTTCATCTTTTTCCTTAGTCAGTAACGCGTCGTTGGCGATTGCATCTTCTAACACAGACTGCAGTATATCGCCGGCAAATATCTGCAACGTCTCATTTTCTTCAGTTGCAGAACTGTTAGGACTCGATACTACTAAAAAATTAAAGTTAAGACAATCATTTTCTTCGTTGAAACTAATATTACCGAAACGCAATACCGACTCAACGAATTCCCCGCGCAGGACACGAATGTCCCACGCCTGATCATTCTCGACTTGGTCGCATGGAGTCAGTTCGTAATCTACTCCTTCGGACATCATTCGTATTCTGCCTCAAAGTCAAGTTCGACTTCTGATCGCTTGTCGATAGAATATTGATTCTGAACGAAATCAAGGAATCGTTGGTTCTGCAAAAGGTCTGCCCAAAACTCTTGAGTCAGAGTTTCTTTCTGTCGAACCTTGGTGCCGATAACTTCTCCGCTGTCAGTATCAACCAATTGATACCACCCATTACTAGGTTTAACGACATACCCGCCAGCAAGAGCAACATCCAACAAACCGCTGTAACGCTCAATACCACCGTCCCAAGAAACGCTGATAGGGATTTTTGACTTTTCTTTGACATAGCGTGATTTCTCCACGTTGACGATGAAGTCATACCCAGTGACTTCTGTACCAGTTTTGTTCTGGCGACGACCAAGGATCCAGATATTATCTGCAGAGTAATAAATGCCTGTACCGCCCGAGACAATATCTTTCGGGAACAGACCAATCTCTTTGTATGTGTGATTAATCGCGATCAGTGGGATATCTGACATCGTCAGGTAAGGTGTCGTCATCCGGAATAAACCTTTGAGCGCTTTGGCACGAGACATATCAGCAACTGCTTTCTCGTTGATGGCGTCGTCTAGTTCTTTCTTCGAAGCGACGTTACCGATAGAGTCGATGACGATAATTACCTTGTCACTCTTTTCGATGTTTTCTAATTGGTTGATCAGATCAAACTTTAGTTCTTCGACGTTCGTTACCGGAGTGTGTAGAACTCGGTCGGTGTCGATACCAAAGTTTGTAAAGTAAGATTGCGGTGAACCGAACTCAGTATCATAAAACAACATTACGCTTTCGGGATGCGCGTCAAGATATGCGCTCGCCATCTTTAATGCGAATGAAGTTTTAAAGTGCTTAGATGGACCGGCAAGGACGGTCATACCTGAGACCAATCCACCATCAATACGACCAGACAATGCCACATTGAGCATTGGAACATCAATTGTTGTAACTTCTCTATCTTTGAAAAACTCTGAATTACTCAGAACAGCAGTTCCGGCAACTTTAGAGTTTTTCTTTAGTTTTGCCATTATTGACATTTATTTCTCCTATCCATTTTTGTAAACATATTCAATTGCACCATCTGCTTCT